CCTGCGCTGCTTGTGCCTGCGCTGCTTGTGCCTGCGCTGCTTGTGCCTGCGCTGCTTGTTCCTGCGCTGCTTGTGCCTGCGCTGCTTGTTCCAGCTCTGCTTGTTCCAGCTCTGCTTGTGCCTGCTCTGCTTGTTCCAGCTCTGCTTGTGCCTGCGCTGCTTGTGTTGGCTGTTGTTGTGGCTGCGCTGCTTGTGTTGGCTGTTGTTGCTGTTGTTGTTGTTGTTTTTGTTGTTGTTTTTGTTCTTGTTGTTCTTGTTGCTGTTGTTGTTGTTGTTGTTTTTGTCGTAGGCGCTGTTTTCGTTCTTCTCGTGGTTCAAGAGGTGGCGCCTTTTCGCCGAAATGGGTCTTCATAAATTCCTTTTCCTCGGGAGTGAAATAATCTTCTTCACCTTCTCCTCCTCCAAAAAAGTGGTTTTCATTATACGTTTTAAGCCCAAACTCAACATAGTCTTGCATAAAATTTAAAATATTAGAAAAGCATGACCAATAATCTGATCTCGGAGCATCAGTTGTGCTTGGTAACAACCATAGATTTATAGTATCGAGAATGTATTTTTTTTCACCTTTTATACGATGAGCACGTTTCGTAATATTTAATTTATTAATATTTAAATTTATGCCATTAAATAGTATTCCCCAGCCTTTGAAAGGAGGATTACTGTCGCGTGTTCCACGTGATTTAGGACGATTCTTTGTAAAGGTTAATAATTTTAATTCATTATTAAATACCTTCATTTTTTTTTCAAACGCATCTTTATTTATCTGATCATTAACGGATTGTATATATTTAGACGATTGTGATAAAAAATCATTCGTATCATAAGCCGTATTATTATTATCCAATGTGGGTGTAGGTGCACGCATTGTAGTTTGAAAATCAGCCGGTTGAAAATCAGCCGGTTGTAATTCATCAACAATATTGCTTAATTCAACGGTAGCAGTAGTATTATTAAATATTTTATCTAGTAATATCATATCTTTAACCATCTCCTTAGCAGCTTCTTTATTATTTTCTAAATTGTCAATAACTGAACTAGAATATTTATCAAGATTTTGCAATTGTTTATTATAAACAATTGATACATGCAACCACCAAGCTGACGCTTGTGTTCCCATCCAGTTTACGCTTCGCACAATAGGTTTTTTATCCCGTATATCAACACGTATATCATATTGCTTCATCAGCATATTTACCAATTGAATCTTCGTTGCCGCACCTTGTCCTTGTGCCTGTGCTGGTGCTACTACACCTTGTGCCGGTGCTAATACACCTTGTAATACACCTTGTGCCGGTGGCGGTGCTATCATTTCATACAATCTAATAAATAATAAAGCTTCCAAATTATTATCGACATTTGCCTTTATCACCGCTTCAATATCTGTGATCGCTGGGAGTTTATCAAAATCCAGTTTTATCTTTTTGCAACTAGTTGCTAATATTTCTTTAAGAAATACGGGTATTTTTAATTGTTCTTGTATACTTTGTTGTATAGCCAATTTTCCTGATGCCGCCATAGCATTGATAAAGGTATCTCGTATGCCTTTAAGACGTGTTAGTTGAACATCCCATTCATCTTGGTATTTATATAGATATATTTTATTATAATATTCAGATGATTTGGGCGATGTTATTATAGCAGATTTCATTAAATTATATTTTGGTAGGTTTAAATCCTTTATAAATTTAGGTATATCCCCCCCTCCGACTGATATTCCGCACCCTATACCCTTTGACAAGGTTTTAAAGAAAGACGTCTTTTCATCGGAACCTCCTCCATTCATTGCAACTTGTGCACCATAAATATTGCAAAATTCTATAACTTGAATTATAGATTTTGAAAGAAGTCTATCAATTGTATAAATAATAATAGGTTTATCTGGTTGTTCACTTATATTTAATAATACTATTGCGCATACGATATGCGATTTATCTCCCATATATTTAAGTATTCTACACAATGCTATTATTGCCGGCAATATAATGTTGTCATCGGCGGCAGGGTGATGCTGTTTAACCCATTCTTTAAAAAAAGTAATAATCTCAGATGTTTTTGGTGCTCCTTTTCTAGGTCCAGCATTTCCTTTTGCTGCGATTATTTCCTCAGCCATATTTCCCTGACTTACATCCCATTTAAATGACTTTTGGGGAAATCGGGCGGTCCTTTTTCCGTTAAATATGACCTTTCCAGATATGTCAACAGTTGCAGTAAAATCACTATATAGCATTTCTAAAAACTCAAAGGCGAGGAGATGTGTTATGCTATCCGCGCTATCCGTTATTAACTCCTTATCTATTATATGACTTTTTACAAATACTACACACAATTTAAAAAATTGTAAGAACTGAGCATTTCTTACTTGATCGGGTGTGGTTGTACCAGTAGGTTGTGGAACAGGTGGAAATAAATAAAACGAACATTTATACCACGGAGGTCTACCGGTTGATGCTGGATCTATAACATTTGATATACTTTTCGTAGTTTCTGAATCCTGATCACATATATTATTGTATAATCCCGACTTCATAAATATTGTAAATAAATTTGAACTAGCATCTATTACATACAACCATTTTTCCCAACCAATTAATGCTCTCTCTGAACTGTTTACAATTAATGGTTTCCTGAAACCTTCTTTTGCATTTTTATCAAAATCTGCTAATACAAATGTTCCCTTTTCTAACAAGGTTATAACTTTTTTTTCATCATCTCTTAAACCCTTAATAACATTATCATCTTCCTTTGAATAAGTAGTACATGTTAAATGGTCGTGACTGCTATCATTTATATAATCTTTATTGTCGAAAGCTCCTTTACCTATGATTGCTATAACTTCTGTAAGTTCGTCGAACGTAAGAGGTTCAGGAGTTTTACGAATACCTCCCCCTTTCACTGCGTGTTGATTCTTATATGCAACAAATCCACCAATTAATTCACCGACGAGGTCGGGAGGAGCAGCAGGACAAGCGCCTGTCATCGCCACGTCTTGATCGACGGAGTTGGGCGGGTCATCTATGTAATATGATTGTTGGTTTTCATAATCGTATTGTGCTATAATACCGCCCACAATATCATCTTTTATATTTTTAAAAAAATAATCATACGCCTCCTGTGGTAAAAATGGAAACGATACTTCATCTAATTTTACAAATGCGTCTCGAACTAACCGATTACAAATTATTATTTTTTTTTTAATTTTATATGTTGCCGTTGTTGTTATAGTTTTGTCAAACAACCACCGATTCATCAAATTAAATACCACCCAAGTATTTATATTGACAGTATTTATTACTATTTCACCTCGTATTACCCTAGCGATAAATGTATTAATAACTGACTTGGCTTTTGTATCGTCATTAATTGGTATATCTATTCCTAGAACAGAATTTGTAAAAAAAGCCTCTTGTATAAACCTATCATACAATCCACCTCTAATTATATTTTTTATACGAACACTATCTTCAATTGTGGATAGTAATGTTTTAATATATTTAATAAATGCAGCGTATACTACCATATGATAATTATAAACTAATGGTATGGCGCACTCATTAGCCATGTTTGAAATATTAATAATATCTTTTATAGTAAAATTGGTTAGTGGTAGACCTTCGTTTTTCATAGAATTATATATCCAACTTGGGTATAAAGTTGAACCCAGACTATCTAGATTACCAAAAGATGAAAAACTAACTTCTAGTTTAGTTGCGGTGGTGATATTATTGCATAATAAAAAAGGGTTGGTGTATATGTCAGCAATAATGAATGCTTTATTCTCTGTATCTGCTGACTGGGATTCAATGGCTTTTATAACATGTTTATACTGATCGGTTTTTGCCGAAAAATGTAAATCAACAACAATGTCTGATAATTCTGTATAATATTTTAACACTTTAATAAAACTCTCCATGGTATCGTTAACAATCCCAACCAGACGGGTATCCTTTACTAGACTGGTCTCCTTTCCCTTAACGGGTAGGCCTCCTTTATAAAGCTGCATGAGGTAGCCATTAATATTACCAGTCATAGTTTTAAATTTTTCAATAACGTTTGCATGATCAATATCAGTTTCGCATGTGTGTAGTTTTGTTAATGATGTAATCCACATTCCGATCGCATCTTCCAATATTGATGTAACATATACTAAATATTCATCACTACCTATCATTTTAATAGATTTCCAGTAATATAACCCTTCGTTATCTTTGGTTTGAAGATCGTTCCATATAATGCAAGCATTATCCCCGCCATATTGTGCTTTGTATTGTTTTTTATATGCCTTTATTTTTTTGAGAGTGTTGTTATTACCCGTAGGCACGGGTTTATTTTGATGTGTTTTTTTTTTTGTTTTGTTATGACTATTCCTAATATATGATTTTTTCATATATATATATATTAGGAATAAAATTTAATTTTTAAGCATATTATATTGTAGGTTATTATAATTATTCTACATTTTCATTAACTTTATTTGGTACAACATTTGGGTTATTAAACAATTCCTCACGCACATTATTAACAGATACATTTGATTGATCGGATGCATTCCGAACATCAAATAAATTACCTTTTTCATCAATATTTTGCGTAAGTTTGTTACCACTTTCGGTAGCATTTTTAACATTTTCAGCAATAGCTTGCTCCTTTGCATCACGAACCCTATTCTCAAATTCAGTATTATCTCGTTTATCATTTTTATTTTTTTCATGCATCAATTGATTTAATTCGTCTTCCAAATATTCGACACGGCCTGTTTTATATGCTTCTGGCTCCCATGGCATCCACATCCCAACAGGTCCAACATATACGTCGTGATATGGGTCAACTTCTCTTAACATTTTACATCTTAATTCTGCTTCCTCTTGTGTAGGGTAAACACCTCTAATTTTAACAGAACGAACAGATGTTTTAAAACCATGTTCTTTGTCAAACGCTGATTGGAGAGCCTCTTCGCTGTTATCTACAAAGGTTTTAAAGTCGTCTTCAATATTACTATTTTTAAGAATATCTCTCTCTTCTTTAACAAATTCATTTAAATCTGTGCTTAGAGAATCAAACGATACATTATATTTATAGGATACAAAATTCATAAACTGGCGATACTTCTCAACCGTTTTACTTAATTCCCATTCTTTTAGGAATTTTTCAAAATAGAATAATTCTTTTGATTTAAGGATTTTTTCAGGAGATACAAAAGATACGCATGTCCATTTTTGATTAGCAATAGGTTTATCTTCTTCTAATAAATCAACATATTTAGGGTTTTTATTTCCTTCTCCATCCACTTTTGGTTCATAATCATTTGACATTCAGTATATAACTTTATTTAATTATTTCATTTTAAGTATATTTTTTTCTAATACATTATTATAAAGATGCTCCACGATATTATCGATATTAAAGAATTACTTAAACGCGCCATCAAATATTTAGTTGAAGGATTAATGGTTGCATTAGCAGCCTATGCGATCCCAAAACGATCCCTTAATTTAGACGAAGTTGCTTTAATCGCTCTTACAGCAGCTGCAACATTCTCAATTCTTGACACATATGTGCCCGCAATGGCAACCCAAGCAAGATCCGGTGCAGGATTTGGTATAGGAGCAAATCTTGTTGGATTTCCACGAATGTAAAAATATAATATATTTATATATAAATAAATAATGAAACTGGTTTTACTATTTATTATTGTAACAATACTAATATATTTCATATTTAAAAAACCCGACGTAATTGAATATCATAGAGGTCATGGTCGACGTGGCCACCCACATGGCCGTTATAGCAAACATAGGCGACATCCAATGCGACATAGACGACATAGCCAATATAGGCGGCCACGAAATTATTATGATAATTGGTGGGGTGGAGAAGTTGATTATGTTGGCGGAGCTATAAATTATAATTGTAGAGATGGCTGTGTTAAAGCAGGCGACGGATGGGGGTGCCAATTTCCCGGAAATGGTAATAACTCATGTTTATTTGCATCTGATTGCAAAGGTTGTGGAAATATATCAAATCCTCAAAGTTATTGGTTTTGGGAATAATCTAAATAGTAGGAATAAATTGCCAATTTAAATCCTTACAAATATTTTTCCATATCTCATCTTGTTCTATTCTTTTTTCGCGATCTTTTAACATAGGGAAATAGGATAGAAATTTATGCTGACCTAATATCTCGCATAATTTATAAATAGTGTAATAATAATTTAAGAAATTTGTCCGGTTATCTGGACAATATTTTGAGTAAGGTCTCTGAATCTCTTTGAAGAGAGAACAGAGTTTATCTTCTAACTCGGTATTCATAGTAGGAGGTTTTATCCCTAATCTATCGTTAATAAATGGAATGTGTTCATAATATTTATTAAGGCCCAATTTTTTTAAAATATTTTTAGTATTTAAATTAGTTAGATCATTTATAGGGATCCGCTCCTTAACAACCTGTAATCTAATTTGTTCAATAAACTCATCGGATATTTGAGTAGTTTCTTTTGCTTGAAATTGAGCCAATATTTCTCTGAAATGATTTATACGCTGATACGCATAAAAACATACTTCTTGTGGTGGTTCCTTATACGATGGTTTATCTACTTGATAAACATAAGGAGTATTTTTATAACAATTATTACATACCATAATACCTTCATATTCAATTTGTATTAATTCACCAATATCACAATCTTGACATACATCGTTTTCATAAAAATACGGATCCATATTTAGAGATTTAGGGTCGACATTCTTGAAATAGGTCGTCACTGTTTCATTGTGTTTAGTTAATACTTGTTTATTTTGTTCTTTATTTATTCCAAAAAATGTATCAAGCAGTTTAGGTTTTATATTATTTGTTGAAATATCCTTTTTATTTTCAAAATAATCAAATATATGTTTAGAATTTTTCAATAAATAATTTTTTTTAGAATCTAATAAAATTTTTATTTTCAATTTTAATTCGTCTGTTGGCTGATTATTTAACTCTAATTCTTTACATTTTTTTTTAAGTTCAGGAATTACAACCTCATCGTTATGGTTAAATATAGACATATTATTTTCATATGATTTATCCAATGTAAGTTTTGGAGATGATTTATGTTTTTTTACAGGTTTATATTTAAACGCCATTTTTTGTATATACGATATATTCTTATTTTTTTCTTATACTATTTTTATTAAAATGGATACATCTAAAACGGAATTAAAATATTTAGAAACAGTTAAAAATCAAAAAATGCTTTTTATATATAACGCATTAAACAATGGCTGGAAGGTTAAAAAAAATAATGACAGTTATATATTTACCAAACATCATAATGGGAAAAAGGAGGTTTTTTTAGATTCATATCTAAAAAAATTCATAAATATGAATATTCCTTTAAATATTGACAATTTACATGAATGAAGGCATTTTATAAATAAAAAAATGTTGGATTTTAGTTAGTAAAATTAATTGAATTATATATTCCTGAAATTTTTTTCTTTAAGGAATATATAATACAATGGGTGGAGGATTAATGCAACTTGTCGCATATGGAGCTCAAGACGTTTATCTCACTGGAAATCCGCAAATTACTTTTTGGAAAGTAACTTATAGGCGACATACTAATTTCGCCGTCGAATCTATTGAACAAACATTTAACGGACAAGCTGATTTTGGGCGACGAGTCACTTGTACTATTTCACGAAACGGTGATTTAGCATACCGTACTTATTTACAAGTAACTCTTCCTGAAATAGGTCAATCTAACGCAGATGGTAGTGGAGAGGTCTATGCACGATGGTTAGATTACCCAGGCGAACAACTTATTTCACAGGTTGAGGTTGAAATCGGTGGTCAACGAATTGATCGACAATATGGTGATTGGATGCATATTTGGAACCAATTATGTCTTACAGCCGAACAAGAAAAAGGATACAAGGCTATGGTAGGTCAAACTACTCAATTAACTTACCTTGTTGACCCTAAATTCGCCAATGTCGATGGTCCTTGTGGCGCAGGAGGTGCTGCACAAGTATGCACTCCACGAAATGCATTACCTGAAACTACCTTATACGTGCCTTTACAATTCTGGTATTGTCGAAATCCTGGTCTTGCACTCCCTCTTATTGCTCTTCAATACCATGAAGTCAAGATTAATCTTGATTTACGACCTATTGATGAGGTTTTGTGGGCAATGAGTTCTCTCGAATGTTGTGACGGCGATACTCCTAAAAAAATAAACAGTTGTTATTGTCAATCTCTTGTCGCAGCATCACTTTATGTTGATTACGTCTTCCTTGATACTGATGAAAGGCGACGAATGGCCCAAAACCCACACGAGTATTTAATTGAACAGCTCCAATTTACGGGTGATGAATCGGTCGGGTCTTCTTCCAATAAAATTAAGCTCAATTTTAACCACCCATGTAAGGAACTCATCTGGGTTGTTCAACCGGACGCAAATGTTGATTATTGTAAATCGTTCATATGTAAGGATGCACCAGATGACAGTGAAAACGCCTTATTTAATTTAATGGGTGCTCAACCTTTCAATTACACTGATGCATTAGATGTCCTTCCGAATGCGATCCATGCATTTTCTACTAGTGCAAGTATTGGCAATAAGGCCGAGGAATACATCGGTAAAGGGGCAAACGAATTCCATAACAAATCGCCATGGAATG